TAAAAGATATAATAACTACCAAAATAAAGCGAGAACATTTAACAAATTACCTAAAACATAGTTTTAAGATATATAAAAAATAAATATTCTTGTCTCATTTTTCTTTTCGGTCGGTGTAATTGAATAATTATAAAAGATTGATAGAATATGACAGATAGAATATTCCCATACCCGTTATAATATGAAAATAACGAAGCAAATAAACCAAAAATATACGTATTTAATGATACCGACGCGTTCCAACACATAGTAAGTTTTATTTATAATAATATTAGATAATATATTTTTCTTTTTTATAGATTATTATATTTATTGATTTATTCTCGTTTTATATGACTGTATATAACTATAGTAAATTATTTATAGAAACTATAGTTTCATTATTTATACATTTAGATCTATAGATTAATTCAATACTTGATGATGTATTATCAAAACAAAAAATTTCATCAACCTTTTGACAATTTAATTTTAAATATTTTGGTATATTGAATGTCAAATCTCTATACGATTTTTTTGCATAATCTTCATTAACTGCTCTTCCTGTTTTAGCCGTTCTTTCCTCGATCCTATTTTTGGCATTAGTATAATTATTATAGACAACGCATAAAACAACATTATAACCACTACCCTTTATTCTAGATATAACAGTATTGTAATAATCTTCAAAATTAGTCCCTGTTCTATCAAATATAATGTTATAATTATTTTTCAATGTTTTTTCATATAATTGATTATTAATTTTATTTGCCTCGCCATATTTTGTTCTGTCATAATTAAAAAAATCTTGTAAAACATCGTCTGGACTTACAATTACATAATCGTCTAATATTTTTTTTGTCATATCTAATACAATTTTTATACCCGAAGTTTTTCCACTACCCGGGCCTCCAACCATAATAATAGCATTTTTATTACGTTTTATATTTAGTAATTTATTATTTATATATCTATCTATCTCTTCTTGCGTAGGAACTCCTATATTTGGAGAAGGTGATGAAGATTTATTAGAAGACGACGAAGATTTCTTAGAAGATGACGAAGATTTATTAGAAGATGACGAAGATTTATTAGAAGACGACAAAGAATCTTTATTAATTAAATATGATTCAATAATTAGATTTTTTGTTAAAGTTTTAAATGGCATTACCTAATATATAATAATAAAATGTAAATTTCTATTCTATAAGTAAATCTTTCAGTAATATTATTGCGTTTTTATTTATATTAGTTCCCATATTATTTGTCCAATCTATTCTATTTTTTAAATTACTGTATATTTCTTTTGATAATGTTTTTTCATATTTAATTCTTTCTCTTAGCAATTCAATAGCATTTTGATTTCCAGACATATAATGCCAATTTATTTTATTTAATGTATCTCTCATATAAGGATTTTCTTGATATTTATATTCCTCTCCTAAATTATTTTCATATTCTATCCTTTCTTTTATGAGGTCAATTGCGTTTTTATTTTTTGATATTTGAACCCAATCTATTTTATGATTAAAAGGTAGTCTATTATATTCGGCATAACTTAGGCCTTTCTCATATTCAAATCTCTTCTTTAATAATTCAACAGCATAATGATTTGATGATAAATATCCCCAAAAAATATTATTGCATTTTGATAGTACTGTTAAATCGTTGTCTGTAATTTCATCTTTATTCTTTCTGTTTTTATTTGTAAAATTATCTTTTACATTTACTGCTAATGTAAAAGATACTAAAATAAGAAATGTAATAATAACGTCTGTTATTAAGTTCAACATTTAAGCCGAGAAGTTATTTTTATATTAAAGATATTAATCAATTTTTATAATAATTAAAGTAAATATACGGCATCAAAATAACTACCCAATTCTAATCCATTAATTTGTACATTCATTAATAAATTATTTACAATATTTTCATACATAATTTTATAATCCTGTTTATCATGTTTTCCTCTATATACACCACCTGATACATATACTAATAATGCTACATTACATTTACTGCGTACCATAGCAATTAATGCTGCAAATAATGCGGCTTCAACTCCTTTCATAAATACATCAAAACGATTGTCTGTATATTCGTTATATGTTCTAGATACTGAATTAATCGGCCCTTTTGTTCCAGGGTTATTATTATTTGGCCCTGATACAAAAACTAGTGTAGTCTTATATTGATGTTCGTGAATATATTGCGAACCCTTATAATGATAATTTTTATCACTTAGATATACATTATCTATTGTCCAAGCATCTGCGTATTCTTTTGGTATTGCATCGCTATAATTTATATTTTGAATAGTTTTATAATATTTTTCCTTATCTGTTTTTTTGGCATAAGGATATTGTAATCCCCATTTATTATATATAGTACAGCGAAACAATTTATTATAATATTGTTCTTTTTCTCCTTCTATTATATATTTATTATATACATATGTCATAAACCAATTAGATACTATATCTTCTTCTTGTGTTCTATGATTTGGATAGATTTTATCAACAGTACCATTAAAATTACCACAAGCACCACCAGGTCTTCCTGAATTTGCGGCTATTATAGTTCCAATTCTAGGAGGATTGCTACCTTTATGATTATTATATAAAATAGCACCTATATTTGTCATACCGTTTCTATTGCTTTCTATTTCTGCTTGTTGTATAGGTTTACCTTTTCTTTTTATAGTAATATTATCTAAATTAGAAACTACTATATTAATTTCATTATATTCTTTAAATAATACATATTCCTCATGATATCTATATGAATTATATCGCATATATTCTTTTTTTCTAGCATGTTCTTGTCTCAATATATTTAGACATTCCCTAGATAATTTAGGAGACGTAGGCGTAGTCGGTGTTGCGGGTGTAGTTGGTGTTGATGGCTTAGGTGTTGTTAAAGCAGCCTGTGCGGCTTGAGCGGCTTCAAAATTAAAAGGATTTGCTAAAGGATTAAATTTGAGATTAGCAGCAGCGGGTTTTTTATCGTCATCTTTAACACCTCCTTTAATTGCGTGATATTGTTTGTTATTTTTAATATGTTTTTCAACTATATTATGTAATCTATTAAATTTAATATTAAGAGGTTTTGAATATTCGCACTTCTTAATACTATGTTATTTTTCAATTATTTTATTAGAAATTAATGAAATAGTATCAGCATTTTTTATAATCACACATACAATGTTTTTATAATATTTATTTTGGTTTTCTTTAAATAATCTATTTATTTCAAATATTAGATTTTTCTTATTAAAATTTGAAGATTCTAATATCCATAATGTTTTATTACCCTTTTTATTTAATACAAATTTATCTATTTTATCATCTTTTCTAATATCATTAAATATTGTATATTTTATTACTGGTTTATTGATATTATCAATATAAAAATATTTTATTTTATTTTTCTTATCTTCTGTGTCTATAATAACTATAAATTTATCATCCATTATCTTATATATACTATATATTTTAGTATTGTAATTGTAAAAATATATATAATTATTATTGAATAAAACAATGTTAACAAACTATAAGAAGATTTTATTTGACAATTTGAATTTCAGTCCATTCTCTCTGTTTATTATTCTGGTTTATTTCTAATAGTTTAACTTTATCATTATCTATTCCGTCAGCATAAATATTTTGCACTGGTTGTTGTATACTAATAGAAATATCATTTCCTTTAGAATTTTCATAGTTATTACAGTTATTGCTGTTAACACAGTTAACACAACTATCGCAACTATCACAGTTATCACAGTTATCACAACTCATAATATCATCAGCAAGTGAAGAAGAAGATTTTTTACTAATATTCTTAGTTTGCAAAGTATTTACATTTTTCAATACTCTATAATTTATTAGAATAACAAACAATAATAAAACAGTATTTACTATATCAAAAACCATAAGATGTATATTATATACATAATATATACATAAGTAATTTTTATATTATATGACATTACATGATATGATATGACATTACATGACAATATATAACAAATAATAAAGATATATATATATATTATGAATTATCTTGATATTTTAAATGAAGATATATTAAATAAAATATTTGAGATTGTAGCAGATTTATACGAAAAGGATATTGAAAAAACAAAAAATAAATTGTCGAAGGTCAAATGTCTTACAGAGGGCTTAAATATTGATGTAGAAGATGATTGGGGAGAAGTGTATTATATTAGTTATTATTTTATTTCTTATTGTATGAATAAGTATTTATATTCTAGATATCCTCTAGATAATATCGTGATAGTGAATAGGTTAAAATTAATACTTTATTATAATATTAATGAAAATACGCATACGCCTATAGTATTAAAAAGTAATTTATTAGAAAAACCTTTATATCTAGATATATTAAGAGAAGTTAATAAATTATATCAAAAAAAAACGGGAATTTTTGGATATTATGGTAGTCGCGTGGTTTTAGAAAACTTTAGACAAGTTAAAGAAAGTGAATATGATTATTACGAAATTGAGAAATCTTCAGATAATAAAATTAATTACATTACATTTGAATACAGTTCTTGAATTAACACACAAGATTACTAATAAACTAATATAATGGTTTTTTAATAATATATCTATATGGTATATTGTTACTATTTTTAGTTAAAAAACCATTGTTATTATTGGTTTCATTAACAAATTTGTCATAATATTCTTGATTTAATTTATCTCGTTTTTTTCTTGTTGTACCATTTTCCAATAATGCTATAAAATCAATAGGAACATATCCGCATATCCAACCGCGTTCTACATATGCTCTCGCAAATAAATCATGATCGCTTGTTTCTAAAAAATAATTGACCTCATCTAAATATCTTAATATTTTCATTTTTTCCTTATCTAATAATAGCGGCCCTCTATTACAAGTTTCACTTATATAATAATAATTCCTATCTATATTTGGTATATCCTTAACATCTTTAATAATATCCATTCCTAATTTACCAACACCCCTATTACATGAAAAATCATGACAACATCTTCCTGAAATACCTATTATATTATCATCTAATAAAAAAGGTTTTAGTAATCTCATATTATATCCTTTTTCTGTCATTTCCATATCTGATTGTATTTCTAAACAGTATTTTCCCCGAGAACAATAAAAACCGAGATTATCGGCGGCTGTTTCAAATAATGGTATCATACTTTTTAATATTAGAATATTCGTTAATAATTTATATTTTTCATTTTCTAAATTATTTATCCAATATGTTAAAAAATCTTCTGTTCTATCTGAACAACTATCTATAATCAATATTAATTCAAAATCTTTTTCAGTAGTGTTATATAGTATTGAATTAATATGTTTTACTATAATATTTTCTTGATTGCATACGGGAACAATTATTGAAAATAAAGGTACATCGTTTCTATAACATATATTATATAAGATTTTTATATTTGAACTTTTATTTGGATTATTTAGATAGATATTGTTTAAATATCTATTATTAATATATTCTTCAGTAATATTCATATTTTAATTAATATATATATATTTTCATAATATAATTATTGTTTATATATATTCTTAATCGAAAACAATGAGATGTATATAATAAACATAAGTGATTTTTTACATTATAATATTATGTTTACATCCATGACAATATATAACAATAATAAATATATATATAATGAATTATCTTGATATTCTTAATGCAGATTTGTTGGATAAAATTTTTGAGATTGCATCCGATTTATATGAAAAGGATATTGAAAAGACTAATAATAAATTAAAGAAGGTTAAAAATTTAGTAGAAGGATTATATATTGATGTATATGCCGAATCTAAATAATTAGTTCAAAATATAAAAACTAATAACAATATAACAAATATTAATGATATTGATAATAAAGAATATAAAATAAACTTAAATAATTTTGATTTTGTACCAAGTGGAAAAATTAACACATTTCAAAAATTATTAACTAAAAAAGAAAAAGTTGAAATTATATATGATAGAACTATGTATGGGACAGATAAGGATAATATGAACGATATTTATAAATTTAATTGTATTTATTCTATTACACAAAAAGATGGATGTAAATTTAAATATAGTAAAGAAAAAAAAGGTCATTTTGGGATACCAAAAGTTATATGGTCAAATGGTGCTGGAACCTATCCTATAATTGATGAAAATGGTAAATATGGATTAACACAATTTGCTTATGCTATTGTAGATAAAAAACAAAATTTACAAAAAATAAAAGATGCTATGAATAATAAAAAATTTATTAATTTAATGAAATATTTAGCTTTTAAAGAAGATAATAAATATAATTACAAAATAATAGCATTATTTAAAAAAGATTTTTATAAATATTTTTTACCCAAAAATCACACTTCATAATCTCTATCTAAAAATAAATTGAACAGGAAACCTAAGTATTATTCTATTTAAAGCTCTTCATAAAATCATTCATATTCCGTGTTCCCATACTGGAATTACAGTTTTGGCATATCGGCTTTAAGTTAGATACAATCAAATCGCCGCCATTTGCCTCTGCTATAATATGTCCGCAATTGAAGGACATTTGCGTAATATCAGTCGTTTTACAACACAGACATTTGTGCTTCCCGATGTCTTCGCCTATATGCGTATTCCAAACTAGTCTTTTAATTGCTGCTGAAATGGGCTTCTTCTTTTTTGGTTTTTTATCAATAACTGTCGTGTTGCTGACATTCTCAATATATATCATATAGTCTTCAATCATATTTTTGATAGTAATATTTATATCTTTGTGTTCTTGAAGTGTTTTACAATTTTCAATAATTTCAAGAAGCTTATCAGTATTCTTGTACTTTTTGGCAAACTTAGTGTAAAATACCTTTTTATCATTATCATTTACGCCCTTCAAGAAGCTCATAATAACATCTAGTGTATTATTTTTGAGTATCTTTTCTGTCATAGGAGGCGGAGGAGGAGGCGTGGGGCGCTGAATAGATTTTGACATATTAAGCAGTAAGTCAGGTGTCCTTATCAAATTACTAAGAGTTTCTCTTAATATTCTCTAAGCAAATATGATATTGGTTCTCTCGTGTTGCGCTTATTATAATATTGCTATCTGTTTTGTCAGTTTTTATAAATAAGCCATAAAAAATAGAACCTATTTATATAATATATACATATCTTTGTAAAAACTACTAATATTAAATATAATGATAAAATATTAGATATCCATCACCACATAGACCCTGTATATTAGTGTTATAATTAGAAGTACTAAAATATATTATTAGATAATATATTTTATTAAGTGTTAATAATAACTTATTAGAATCAATATGACAATATGAAATACGATGTAATTATTTTTTCATAAATTTGACTTTAAGAGATGTCATATAATAATAGTAATGATTACTAATTATTTAGATTTACTTACATATGATTTATTAGAAAAATTATTAGATATAGTTGCCGATATGTATAAAAAAGATATAGAGATTATTAATAGTTCTTTAACAAAACTAAACAAAAAAATAAA